GCTTCAGAAAGTGTAGTCATTGATTGTAATAGGCTTCTGAAATCCATATCGTTTCCTTATTTTCTCTTATCTAATTTATCTTCTATGCGGCCAAGTTGTTTAGCTATTTCCGCAATTTTATCATTCATTGCTTCTTGTCTAACACTATTGACAGTTAACTTATTGTCAACTTCTTTAATCTTGCTATCCATTGTTAGGTAACCACCGCCACCAATGCCACATGCACTGATAACGATCCAACTTAATTGTTTAGCTGTAAAGTCAATCATGTTATCTTGCCTTTGATGCGCCGGTTGCTGGTCTTTGTGGACGAGTAATTTTGCTCATCGGGCTTTGTGTATTGATACCTTCTTTACTCTTATTAGGTTCAGTTGGTGTCTGTTTACCTGAGTAAGGAATAGAAACACTTGGTTTCTTAGGAACAACTCTGTCTAGGTATTGATTAGCATATTCTTTGCTTGCTTCTTTACCGTTATCTTCTAAAGTTTCTGTGTTTAACAATGCTTCTTTTTCTTCTGCACGTTGCTGATTTGCATACTTGTCAACTTCTGTGTTGATAGAATCTTCATAATCAGATGTTAACACACGAACTTTATTGATGTTATATCCTAGCAATTGAGCAACTTGTTGAATCATTGGCTCAGTAGCTGGATACTTGAATTCTGCTTTGATAATTGTAATTGACTCATTCTCTAAGTCAGGGAAACCATATGGGGCTTTCTGAACTGGAGTAGTCTTTGGATCTTCAATCTTTACTGGATCGAATTTTTGTAGGTTGTACTTGAACATATCTAAAAAGTTCTTATCAACATCGCCTGCGATTTTGATAGTATAGCGATATGTTCTTGCGCTTTCCATGAGATAGTGACGAAGGCTCTTCATAAATGTTATTCCTATTATATTATTTATTCTTAATCTGATTTTTTACTTGCCAGAATCTGTCTCAATAGTTCGTTCCTATCAACTAAACTACCCTCACCTACTGGAATACTTTCAAGTTCTTCAGTTTTGCTTGCTTGTTTTGCATCTAAACTTGCTTTCTTTAATTGTAAATCAAGCATTTTTAGCTTTTTATTAATCTTAGCGGTCTTTGCTGTGATAGCATGTCCTAACATACTACTAGCTGAATTGAAGATTTCACTAGCAAAACGACTATCAACTTGCATACCTAAATCCATCAAATCTTTATAACTATCAGTAGCCATTTGTGCTAGATTGTCCATTTCGGTGTCGCTGGCTTCTAACCCACGAACTTGTGGTAATGCGTTCTCAATCTTTTCTAGTGTATTATATGCTTCTTTTGTAACTTCTTGTACTTCTGCTTGTTCAATAAGATCCTCATTGACCTTATCGTCTGGAACAGGCAAATCAAAAAGTTCACTCAGTTTCTTTGTCATTATACTATCCTATAATAGTAGTATTTATTACTTACGACTACCGTTATAGAAAAGGTCATCTTCGGTGATGACTCTAAATGTAAGTCCTGCTTGCTTACACCATTGCATAGCTGCCGCCCATTTAGCATGATTTACTGCAACAACGGCTCTGTCTCTAGCACTTGCAACTTTACTTTCTATAAGACTTTGTTTTTTGGGTTTGATTTCGACCATTTCAGCAATCTGTTTACCATGTCTATTTTGATAAACTACTAGAAAGTCAGGTACATAATTGCTAGGTTTGCCTGTTAATGGATTACGATATGGAATTGATATTGATTCACTGGCCCATTGTAGTACGCTATCATTTTTGTCACAGAATTGCATGAATGTAAATTCCCATCCACTACGATATCTAGGTCTATTCTTACCTATATACTTTTGAGGATTAGTTGGGGTAAATACTCCCTGCGCCCATTTAGCCATTATATTACAATGTTTCTTTGTACATTCTGATTAGGCTGAGGTGTTGCGTTAACACCATATAGACTAGTTTTGCTTTTTACGCTATTTAGGTAATATGCTAAGATAGTGTTAACTTCCATCTTAGTCTTATCTTGCAAATAGCTAATGATATCAAGTGTATTTTGCCCTGATAAAGTAGCGATTCGGAATATTAAAATTGTGAAGTTGTCAGAAGCATTTTTGCTTCCTGTCAAATTAAAAAAGAATGAATGAACAATCTCATATTGATTAGCATCAACTACTAAATCAAAATTGTAGAAGTTATCAAATATTCTAACAGTTGTATCTAACTGTGTTCTTGGTGCATCAATAATGTTGTTTCCCATAAGGTACCTCGTTGAAGTATTTATGACGATTAACCAGGTGTCTTAGGAGATTTAGCACCAGTAATACTAGGGAATGTATTTCTGATTACAGTAGAATCTGCTGTTGGGAATTTAAAGATGTTGTTTCTATTAGGTGTATTTTCAACCGCACCTAATGCAATGTTCAATGCTTCACCCTTAGCAATATTAAGAATATTTTTTGGATTCTTAAATGTTTCTTTAGCTGCGCCAGCTTTCTGTAATGCACCTAAGAAGTTACCACTTGAAATATCTTCCATGATGCCACCTGCAGTGGATACTAAGCCACCTGGACCTAGAATGCTTGCTTGACTACCTGGTCTTGCGATAGGACTTAATGTCGTATCGTAGTGTGCCGCTTCACCGAATTTAGGTACCCATTTGCTTGGGTCTCTACCATCAACTGCACCTTCATAGTACTTAACTGTTTCGTAGTTAAGTGTCATTTGATGTTCCATGACACCATTACCCTGAGCGTAATCGTATGTATCATGCGTAAAACTTTCAATCATTGGATTGATTAATTGATACATAACAAAGTTATGTTGATTGAAGCCATAAATCTTTATTGAATTAAAGAATGGAGCTTTTGTTGTACCGATTCTTGCTGCCGATGGGGCAGTTTCAATGTTAGGTGATTCACCCAAATAACCCCACTCAGCATCACCTGATATATCAGGATTGTAAATGTTTCTATTGTTTAAATCGTACTTTTGATTAGGTGTATTAGCTGACGATGTAAGTACATTGCCAATTTGAGTTGGGTCTTTATAGTAATATGAATAGTAAGCGAACCATAACTTACGAATTACATTGTTATTATCATCATGGAATGTGATGTTAATTGGATCATATTTGATTTTAGTTTGAACAATACGCTTACGATTGTATTGATTCATCGTTTGCAAATCAAATGTGTATTTTGGTAGTTGAGCAGTTTTCACTGCCAACCCAAAATTTGAATCTGCTGGAAAGTTTAAAACAGAAGGACTAATAGATGAAGTGTTTATATCAAAGTAAACATGAAATAAAAACTTAAACTTCGGAGAATACGCATAATTGTTTGTTCTGAAAACTTTACTTGCGTGTTGGAAATCACGCAAGTAATCATTTCCAAAGAAACTCTTGGTAGCGTCCTTGAGGATACTCTGAATTAATCCTGCCATCTAAGACTCTTTAATTAGCTACCGATACCAGTAACTGATGCGCCACCGAAAGCACGACCAATACTTGTACCAACACCAGAACCAAGTGGAGATTGAATTGCGTTATCAAAACGAATTGATAATTGAATTGTTGCTGGATCACTTGTCTTATAGTCCATGTTGTTGTAGTTTGCTGTCTTGATGAAGCAACCATACAATTCCCATGTTTCTAATACTGTTGGAGTCAATACACCGTTACCACCATCTAAGATTTCATAGTTGATTTGGAACTTATAGTCTTGACCTGTAGCCGCACTAGCTTGTTCAACAAAGTCCATTTGTTTCTGTAATTGTTGACCTACTAATTTAGATACATTACCTTGTGCATCGTCACGTAAGTTAATTTGTGTTTCTTGCCATGCATGTTTACCTGCTAGATAAACTTTGCTGTTATAAACATCCAATGTCACTTCGTCAAATTGAACTTGAGGACGTTGAATATCCATAACTTGTTTAGTTAATTCTGTCGTTGAGCCACCTGTACCGAAGTTCAAGAACATCGCTCTAAAGCGATATTGCAATTTCGGCATCAATAGACCTTGGTTGTTACTTGAAGCATCAGATGCTACGGTCATATTGAACAGTGATTGTGAGGCTGTTGCCATATTTTATTCTCCTATGTATATATTTATCTAACTAAGCCCCCGTCTCCGGGGGCGTTAATTTTAGCTCTTATTCAATGAAGCGATACCACCTGTATTCAAGATACGTACTGGAATATAGATAAATTCAGCTGCCTTCACTGGTTCAATAGCAACGTCTACCCACAACTCATTAGCATCGATTCGTGCTGGTGTGTTGTTTGATTCGTCACATACTACCAAGTAGTCATATAAACCACGCTTGCTAACTAAGTCAACAAACAATGATTGTACAACGCCTTGTAATTGGTTACGAGTTAACGCATCGTTTGGTTCGAATACGAACGGACGAACTGCCAATTGTAATTGATAACGGATATATGCTACTAAACGACCTACGTTTGTACGGTCTAATGATGTGCTTGAAGCATAACTAGACTTGTTACCGTAGTTCAACAATCCAACACCAGTGAAGTATGCCAATGGGTTGATTTGATTTGTATACAATACATCACGTACTGATTGACGATTCTTAATAGAGATAAACTCGCTTGTTGCGGCATCAATATAACCGATCGCTGTAGCATTAGTGATTCCACCTCTGCGTGTACCTGCTGCTGCTAACCAAGGATGTGATACTGCATCATTCTGTAAGAATGTACGCAACATCATATGACTTGCTGGAACAACAACTTGTGCACCTGTTGTATCTGTTGTGATACCGCTTGGATAGAATACACCCAAATAACTGTCACGAGTTACCCAACCATCTTCGTTAGTTTGTGTAACATTCATTGCGTTATTTGCCCAGTTAGAAATTTCTGTTACATCATCTGCTAAACGCAATGGTGTGTCACCGATGATATAAGCAGTGTTGTTACGGTCATTATTCAATGTTACCATGTCTGGTTGCAACTCTGGATATCCAGGGCAACTAATCAAGTTGAAGAATGTATCTTCTTCACGGATTGACATGTTAGTAGAAATAGCAGCCTTCAATGCTTGTACAACCATTGTACGCTGTGCTTTACGACCCATATAGGCTGAACCGTCAGCCTTCAAACCACTAGCTGATACCCATGTATATGTTCTTAATGGTAAGTTACCGATTGTGTCAGGATTGTTAATATCAAATGCACCTGCAGAATTGTACTTTGCTGATGTGAATTGATTTGTAACAAATTTCTTAACATTATAACCTGAACGGCGTGTATTGAATAACAATACCCCTTGTGGATATAATGCTGCATCTGGTGCATCTAAATCTAAGTAGTCACTTGACCACAAGTCAGTAATTGATGACAATGGTGAAGAAACTGGATCGATACTACCATCAATACCCCAACGAGCATCAGCAAATACGATACCACTGTGACTTGTTTGGTCTGTGTTATCAATTGCTACCCACTGAGCAACACCGTTAACAACTTGCCAACGACTTAAATTAGGATAGTTTTCTAAGTCACTTGTGTCTAACCATAAGTCACCTGGAACTAAATTAGAACCATCAACTTGTGTTGTTGGTGCTGTTGTAGATGTAAGTACACCTGTTGGGTTAGTCTGACCAGTAGTGCCAGAACTTGCTGGGTGACCACTGTTATCAAATGCTACATTGCCGTAGCCTTTCCAAACACCATTCTTGTTAACCATAATGTCAACTTGACTTGCTGTTGAATAGAACCATGTTGTACCATCTGCTGGTGTAGTTGCTGGAGCACCTAAACTTGCTGTATAGTATAAACCTTCCCAGCTACTTAATCTAGTAGCGTAGTTTGCTTTAGGTGTTCCTGAGAAATAACCTAAACCATCAATTACACCACCGTTAACAGATTGAACTGACAACACTAACTCGTTAGTTACATCAATACCTGCTAATTGTGATCCAGTGAATGTTAACAATTCACCAACAACATAGTTTGTACCACCACTGACTAAACTGAAAGTATAGAAACCACCACGATTTGTGATTGATATAACTGCGCCAGAACCACTACGGTCAGTAGTATGTGTAGCAGTAGATGTTGCATACAATTGAATGTTAGGGATAGCATTTACGCCATTTGTGAAACCTAATTGTACTAACAATCCGTTTGTAATACCTGAATCTGTCAAGTCTGACAATATGATATCACCACCTAATGTATGTGTTAAGATGATTTCACCTGTTGCACCTAGAGCAGCAGATGTATTTGGAATATTAGCTGCTTGCCATGCTTGTACAAAGTTTTCAGCATTACCTGTGAATGAAACTTCATATACATCAGAAAGTGCGCTTGTACCTGGTAGAGTAACAACTACTTTCAATGTCTTACCTGGTGAACTAACTGATACTGTAGTTTGTGTGCCTGTAATAACTGTTGGTCCAGATGAATTTCTTACATAGTACATAACACCTGAAGGACCATTTGACATTTCACCAAATGTTTGAACTACTGTACCAGTAGCAATAGTTTGACCACCTGTTGCATCTAAATCAAGAATAGCTGTGTTCAAGTTAGAATAGCTATTAACTTGTAATGATACAAATGATTCAGTTGTTGCGCTGTATTGAGA